ACTAAGTTGCGCAAGGCAGATAAGGTTGGACAGAAGATTGTTCGCCAAAGAATTGAAGAAGACATCGACCTACAACAAGTCGCAGAAGGCAGCAGCTGTCTTGCGTGCGAGGGATAAAATGATTAAGAAAACTAAATTAAAACTAACTGACGAACGTCAATTCTTCAAGCCATTCTCTTATCCATGGTGCTATGATGCGTTTATGCAATCAGAGCAAATGCATTGGTTGCCTGCAGAGGCTCCGATGTTGGAGGATGTGAAGGACTGGAAGAATAAGTTAACTGAGAATGAGAAGCGATTCTTGACTCATATCTTCCGATTTTTCACGCAGGGCGACATTGACGTCTCTGGTGCTTATGTAAAGAACTATCTACCGAACTTCCCTCAGCCAGAAGTTCGAATGATGTTGAGCAGTTTCTGCGCACGTGAGGCGATTCACGTTGCTGCCTATTCTCACTTGATTGAGACGCTAGGCATGCCAGAAACTACTTACAATGAATTCCTGCAGTATAAAGAGATGCAGGACAAGCACGATTTCATTGCTAGTTTTATTGAAGAAGACTCCGACACAATTGCTCAACAGATTGCTGTGTTCTCGGCATTTACTGAAGGTCTGCAGTTGTTTAGTTCTTTTGTTATGTTGTTGAACTTTGCTCGATTCGGTAAGATGAAAGGAATGGGTCAGATCATTGCCTGGTCTATTGCTGATGAATCTCTGCATTGTGAGTCCATGATCAAGTTGTTCCGTGAGTTTATCAAGGAGAACAAGGATATCTGGAATGATGAATTAAAATCACAAATATATACTGTAGCAGAGAAGATGGTTGAGTTAGAAGATAATTTCATTGACCTGGCATTTGGGGTTACTGAAATGGAAGGTCTAACTAAAGAAGATGTTAAGCAATATATTCGTTACATTGCTGATCGTCGTCTAATCTCTCTTGGTATGAAGGGGATTTTCAAAGTAAAGAAGAACCCTCTTCCATGGGTTGATGGCATGCTCGGTACTACTCATACAAATTTCTTTGAGAACAAGAGTACTGATTACGCCAAGGGTGCATTGACTGGCTCGTGGGAAGATGTCTGGTCAAAATAAGGATAATAACAATGCAGAAGATCAATTTCGAGTGTGAGAGCTGTGATGCGAAGGGAACTATCAGATTACCTTCGGAGTGTGATGGTTATAGAATAGAGGTCTGTCCTTGTTGTGCTGGTCCATTAGATATGGACGAGGACTACGAAGATGACGAAGAATAATGGCTGGCATCTACTAGACGGCACTGTTCTCGAAACTCCTCCAACTGACGCAGTAGGGTTTGTTTACCGCATAACTCGGATCTCTGATGGTAAGTTTTACATCGGTAAAAAGAAACTTACCTTCAAACGATCTAAGATGGTAAAGGGCAAAAGGAAACGATTTACTATCGATTCTGATTGGCTAACCTACTACGGCAGTTCAGAAGAACTTAAAAATGATGTCAAATCTCTCGGAGAGGATTCGTTTCTCCGAGAGATTCTCCACATGTGTACTACTTTGAGTCAATGTAATTACCTCGAGACTATGGAGATCTTTAGTAATAGGTGTCTATTACGGGAAGATTGCTACAACTCCTGGGTATCCTGTAAAATTCATAAGAAACACGTCCTTGGAAAGATGCTTTAAGTTTATTTTACATCTATACATATATCAGGCATAATTACTGAATCGTAACCTGAGGTGAAAAATGGTAAGAAAAATTGTAGCAAATGAAGTTTATGACTCCAAGCATCTGCTGGGGACTTTCCTTGATGAATCTAATTACGATATTCTAATTGAGGAAGATTGTGATGTTTATGCACCTGCTGGATGCGATCTAGCAACAACAGTTGATTGTAAGCCGCAATCTGATTGCGCAGAATGCCCTAAAGGTATTTCCGAAGATAGGGTTGCTTTCAAATTCCGAAAGAACTACTTCAGCAAGGAACAGCAACAAGCAGCCTATGAAGGTCTGCGTGCTGCAGCAACTCCGACTAATAATCGTGGTACAGCAGCGGGTACTGTTCGCGTCGGTAAGGCAGGTAATCGTGAGTGGGTCACGGAATACCAGGAAGCAGTAATCAAATACTTTGCTAAACCTTATACCACTATTACTGGTGAAGATCCGCTCGAAGAACTATTTGCTAGGAAAGAGCAGATGGCTGAACCTGGTACCATAAACACAGTATGGAGAACAGGTGCTCCGATTGTGTTTGAAGAGTGGGTCGAAGCAACCAGAAAACTACCAGCAGAAAAACAAAAGTTAGCAGCGAAAAATATCCTTGAGGATAACATCTCAGCTACTACCTACGCCAATGAAGTGCTTAGTGGAATTGCTGGTGCTTTCGGAAGAACTCCCCGAGTTCCATTCGGTCGTCTTGCTGCATACAATGAGCGCAATCCAGATATGTTTGAAAGAGGTGTGCCATTCCTGCAGACACTTGATCGGGCATTTTCTGAACTTATGCCAGAACGCCACGGAGCGCAAAAGAACTTTGTTGATTCATTGGATGAACATTTCCGAATCGCAGATACGGTGTTCACCACACTGACTATCAATAAGACGTTCCGTACTGCTGCTCACCTTGACGCAGGTGATTATGGCCCAGGATTCTCTAATCTTCTTGTTCTTTCAAACGATGGTGATTTCACTGGTGGTTACTTGATTCTTCCTGAGTTTAGGATTGCAGTTAATGTTCGACCTGGCGATCTGTTGCTGATTGCAAACCATACTGCGATTCACGGAAACACTCCGATCGTTCTTGGCTCAGAAGCCAGTGAGCGTATCTCCATTGTTGCTTACGCTCGTGAAGATCTTAAGTCACTTGGTACTTGGGACTATGAACAGACTCGAAAGAGATACGTTGACAGTTGCAGGGATAATAAAGACCACCCGCACTGGTGGGATCGTTTCACTGGGGTATGGGCAGGAATGTGGCAATCCAAAGAATGGTATGATTATTTGGTAGCTGCATTGGGTGAAGATGAGGCTCGTGCTAATGACCCAGCTATTTTTGAGATCCACAATAATGGATCAGTTGGTCTTGAGTCCTTCTTCTGATGTGTGCAGTTATTGGCGCAACAATTAAGAATCCAAGTAGCGCAGATTTTCAAACACTGAAAAGAGTATTCCACGAATCCCGCATTCGTGGAATGCACGCTACTGGATTATCATACGTCAAGAACAATAAAATCCACACAAACAAACTTCCAGTATCTGCTGATAAGTTTCCCTTTGATTGGGATGATTATGTCAATGAAGATGGCAATCTTTATTTGGTGGGTCACTGTCGTTACTCAACTTCAGACCTGCAATATAATCAACCCATTAACAATGATACTATATCAGTAGTTCATAATGGTGTGGTGACACAAGAGTCACCAGAGAGCTGGAAAGATAATTATGGTTATGACTGCGTAACAAAGAATGATACTGAGTTGATCCTTAAATCATTAGAGGCAGATGAATCTCCTCTTGAGCACTGGTCAGAATCATCTCTGGCTGTTTGTGAACTATGGAATGATAAGAAGATTCGGTTCTACCGAAATGGAAAGCGACCAATTTATTTTACTTCAGTCGATCGCGGAACTATAATTACTTCTACGCGAGATATTGCTATTCGCTCTGGTTTAACTAATACCACTGAACTTCCGTATAATACATACGCCACAATTAAGAGTGATGGACTAATTATGGAACAAGTAAGTGTAAACAATAAAGACTTACAGCATACACTATGACAAAATACAATCCCAGTAACTTTACGTATGGTATGGAAATAGAGTGGGGTGATGTTCCTCGCTCTTTTGCGATTCCGGATAACCTTGGGTCGTGGGAATATTCTGAACGGGATATTATAAACCTAAGAGAACCATATCAATATGTCTGCGCTGATCCTCTTGGTGAGACACCACCAGTAGGAGGTGAGATCAACACAAAGCCAACTAAAACTTGGCAAGAGCAGGTTGCTCGATACTTTGAGTTGAAAGAATTGTTTGAGTCAAATGGATCTTCTCCTACAGTTGGTGTAACTGCTCATACGCACATTCACTGTCGTGTTCCTGGGTTGAAGGATGATATCAATGCTCTAAAGTCTTTGACGAAATATATCAAAGAAAATCAGGCAGCAGCTATTGATCGAATCTATGGGTTCTACGAACATAATCAGATGAAGGGTGCTAAGGGTGCCAAGATGTATTTGAAGTTCGATGGTGGTCGCCCAATGCCAGATTATATGAGCGATAACATTATCAGCAAGGCAACTGACTTCGATTCATTCATCAAGATGCACGCTGCTGGTAAAGATGGTGTATCAATGGGTAGGCCATTTAGATTTGCCATCAATATGTATGCATTGAAGCATATTGACACAGTAGAGTTTAGGTTGTTCCGTGGTACATTTGACAGAAACCAACTTGAGTCTTGTTTCCGTTTTGTTCAAGACTTTCTTGATGCTGCGTTGAACGATGGTCCAACTGTTGATGAGTTGTTCTCAAACAATAATTACAATTTCCCTCCAATGATGTGGGATCTAAATCAATTCATTGGTTGGGAGAAAACTAAACACCCAGAAGATCGTGGTAAGAAAGTAAGGACATTCGTTGAAGTTATCTAAATGCACACGAGATAAATTTATCTCAAGTATTAGCACAGCGAAAGAAGATAATTTTGCTCGCACATTTGTCGCTAAGGCAGATATGCAAGAACAGTGGGATTATTGTCTCGGGTTGTTTGATAATACAGGAGATCTTATGGCAGCAATCATTACCACAATCTCCAAAAGGAAACCATTCGTAGCCAACCTTCAATTGTTGCATACATTCGCTAAGCATAGAGGGCAGGGTGCAGCTAGGTTGCTTTGTGAGCAATCTTTACTGAATGTAAAGAATCACGGAGCTGAGTATTTCCGAGTTTCTTCTGAGATCAATGCTGTTGCATTCTATGAGAAGATAGGTTTCAAGTTTTGGGGAAAACAAAAGAGTGGTTGCCAACTTTCGATATTCCGAATTGATGGCGGCACATTCGCTGAGGGTGATTATGATTATTATGATTCAATGATCCATAACGCAATCCATAAAAAAGGTAAGGGTGGGTGCGTTGAACTATTTGATATTGCAAAGAATAAAGACAATGGTCTTCAAGAGTTATTCTCAGCATGAATCATAAAGAACTTCCAAGAGAATCATTTATTCGTTGGTATGCCTGGTCATTAAAATATAATGATTGTGACCCAGCTGTGTGGGCAACAAATTATCTAAACAAAAGATTCGAGCATAACTCTGAACAGAAACTGTGGCTCGCGTGGTTATACGGAAACACCTATCATCTGCCTACTGCTTGGGTTCTAATGAATGAGTTTCCTGATTTTGAATTAGCAACAGTTGACCGAACTACTCAATGGAATACTGCTAACTATAAAAGATTACGTTATCAGACAGATACAAAATGGAACAAAGGACATCTACCAGTGATGTTCAAATCCTATCAAGAATTTATAGGTGAAGGAAGTCAAC